TGTAGAAAAACTCCTTCGATGAAGTGGGTCTTTTTAGATCCACTTTCTTCAATAAGAAATTCTACAGCGTCAATCTGTTCCGTTATCAGTTTCATCTTCGGTCTGTTCGGGTTCGTTTTCTAAATGGTTGAACATGTTTGCACCCACTTTCTCTTTTTCAAGAGTAAGAATGGATGCTGCTTTATTCATAATCATATCTTTAACAGCATCAGAAGCATCAGCAAGTTGATCCTTCATAATCATATCAACAATTTTAGTAGGTTCCATAATTTAACCTCGTATTATTTAGTGTTTGAGTTTCCTGACGGGGCAGGAGGGTTTTTCAAATTGTCCAAGTTCGCCTTTTGAGTTTCCATGTCCAATTCTGCAGTTTGCTTATCTTGAGCAACTGTATCAAGTGGATCAATTACTTGTCCTGACTTGATTTCATTATTTATTTGATCTTGCATTTCCTCAATCTCTTTCTCAGTAAAGTGCAGGAGTTGACGCATGACATAATCTTGTGAGAAGTACTTGCCAACATAGAGATCTATTTTGTCAAGAACTTCCATTTTTTTCTCCAACAATTCAAGATTTGCAAGTTCAGCAAATTGATTATCATAAAGATAATCATACTGAATGTGCTCTTTCATATCTTCCCAATCTTCAACTGTAATTACACCCTTTAAGATGAGTTGAGTTTTGAGAAGATCATGAAGAAGGTCAGAGAACTTTTTACGTAGACGACCTACAAATTTTGTAAATTTAATTTCGTCTCTATTAATCTCTTCTGATTTACCAAGATCAAATGACTTATCACTTTCCAATCTAGAAGGAGGAACGTTAAGTGCCTTATAGAGTTGAGTTTGGAAATACTTAATGTCAGTTAATTCACCAAGGTTTTGTCCCCCAGGTAGTGTAGTAATTTCAGTACCACGACCACCTTCACGACGAGGCAACCAGAAGTCCTCAAGCATACTCATATGCTTTTTATCGTCACGAATTTCTCCAGTGCTGGAGTCATATACCATCTTATTTCTATAGCGTGACATTACATCACGAAGGTATTGTTCCGCTTTAATTTTGGGAAGATTGCCAACATCAATGTAAAAAATTCTACGTTCAGGTGCTCTTGACAATCTATAGATGACAATACTATCTTCAAGCATTCTCAACTGATTGAGAAATTTAATTGCTTTATGTAAATAACTCAGGGTCATATTTCTACCCTGGTCTACAATACCAGATGCTACGTATGTAATAGCATCTTTGGCAATTTTAATACCTTGGTTAGTATTATTAACACCCTTGGCATTGTATACAAAAAATTCTGTAACTTTGCCGTAATCGTATTTGTTAAATTGATCTGCGTCTACTGCTGGTTTTTCTACCAGACGTACTTTCTTAATCTTAAGAGGATCAATATAACGTAGTTCTAGTAAACCTTTTGAAGGGTCTTCTAGATCAATAACTTTATGATAAAATAATCTACCATCGACGTACCAACGTCTAAAAATTTGATGTGCAGATTTATCAAAATCTAAGAGACGTTTGACATGATCAAACTCTTCTCTCATCCTATTTTTAATGGAGTCCGATACTTCTAAGTTTGACAGTTCTAATTCTACTGGACTGTCATCTTGATCAGTAACGATTGCTTCGTTTGTTACATCTTCAATGGCACTGTCCACTTCAGGAGCAAGTGCCATTTCTCTATAACGACGAATGAGATTAATCTCATCACGCTTCTTTGTATCATCAAGATCTACATAATGACCAAACCATCCCCCATAAGGAGTGATGGTTGAACTAGCATCATTGTCAGTGGGTGGTACAGGGGACGTTGCTGCCTTTGCCCCCTTTTTAAGATCTTCAGCTGTAATTGAAAATCCAAACAGTTCTGCCATTCCAAATATAAAGTAATTGTACCGTTACTTTATTTATCAACTTTATCAGTTGATGTTTTGACCAGAACCTACATTCCTCAAAGTTGTGAATTCACCTTTGCCTGTAGCAAACGCTTTCTCACCAGCATCAAGATACTGATACTGGAACTCAACATCAAATTCTTCAATCTGATCGTTGCTGTCGTAAGCGAGGCTGATTGCACCTACACTAGTTGGCCAAGCACCAACAAGTTTGTACTCTCTCAATACTCTATTAACACCAGAATCTGCAGAAGTAGTACCAGTTGACTCAGGATTTTTATCCAATTGTCTAATGGTAATGTCCTGGAAATATGCACCAAAGGCAGAATCACTGCCAAAGTTGAAGGTTCCCAGTGCTTCATCAGTTTTGTTACCGATGTTGATCCACTGTTCAAACGCTGCTCTCAGATCGAAATCTGAAGTATTGTAGAACGTTGCGGTCCATGGTTCAAAGGTTCTGTCACCAGGAATCTTAAGGAAGCGACCTCGGAAAGGTACTTCAATAAGACCCTGATTTGCTGCTGGAATCTGAGCAGATCTGCACAGAAATCTTCCTGCCTGAGAAAGATCTGTTGCGGTGGTCGTATTACTTCCGTAATCAAAAGATGCGGAAGGAAAATTAATATCTACTTGGAATAGATTAGGGCGAACGCCGCCCTGTAACTTATTTTTAAACTGGTTAATGTTTGCCATTTTTGATTGGGTCTCCCGTAATTTTATTTATTATCTACTGATCATCTACCGATAATCTCATTAAACGAGATACCAGTTCTGGTTGAAGTAAAGGTCAGAGTGATGAAGTTGATGGAGCGTGTTGGTTGAATATAAATTTCAGCAACAAACTCATTGTTATCGACAACTGCAGGAGTGTTGTTCGTGCCATCACAAACAACTAAGAAATCAGTAACGCCTCTTCTTGCTTGAACATCGCGAAGGAATGGTTCAACAATTGACCTAAAGATATTTCTTGTG